GGCTGCGCGCTGCCCCGCCTGCTCCGACAGTCTCAATTGAGCGGCTGAGCGCTCGTCCTGCCGGCCCTTAAAAAACAAGTCGAACACGCGCTCAGCCGCGCCCAAGTTCTCGAGTTCCGTCAAGGTGTCGATGGTGTTCACCTGCCCATTGGGCAGCCGGTACTGAATCCGCCTTGTAGGCGCTCCTCCGGGGCCTGCAACGATTTGGTCTGAAACGATGTTTCGCGCGTCAATTCGCTCGTTGCCCGATGCGTTGAACGCCTTCACCACGTCGGCAATGGGCGCTCCGTTTTGCGCGACTCGAAGCGCGTTCGTCAACCCCTCGCGCCGCACCAATTCCATGCGTCCAGCCCACTCTTGCAGTTGCTTCGGGTCAGCCCGGCCATGCTGAGCGTCGAATTGCAGCATCGCGCCTGCATCTGCCAGCGATTCGCTGATGCTATACGCTGGGGCCACGGGCGCAGACGGCGCTGGCCCGACGCGCTGCTCTGGCGGCTTGGCCTCCCACGCTGCCGCATCTGCCTGGAAGGCTGCCAGGGCTTGTTGGTGTTCGGCTTGCCGGCGGCCAAAAACCGTGTTGGCCATTGCCTGTTGCCGGCCCGCTCGAAAATCATCCTCTTGCTGCTCCCGCACTTCCAGCCGGTCGTTGCGGCGGTTTTCCACGCCCCACTGCCTTTGCTGTTGCGTCCAGCGCTCATCATCCCGATCTTGCGCCCGCAGTTCGCGCCGCATCCGCATCCCCTCTTGCGGGTCGAATCGTTCTAGAACACCGGCCATTGCCCCCATGCGCGCCCGGTCGATCTGGTCTTGATTCTTCACGCCCTCGGTGCGCTGCCCAAGAAACTCGGTCATGGGCCGCTGTGCAATGCGCCCGACTTGCGCCGGGTCGGCCTTTGGTGTGATCGTGTAGCCGGTGAAATTGCCCTGCTCATCGGCCTCGGTGCCGATTTCGTACTGCCCCGACTCAGCCGCTTGACGCAGCGTGTCGCCATCGGCCTGCGTGAAGCCTTGCAGCGTCTCGGGCCGAGCGTTGGTCACGCGCGCCATGGCCAAGTCGCGGCCTACGTTCGTGGTGGTTTTGTAGGCGGCATTGAACGCCTCAATGGCGTCGAGCATGGAGTTGCGACGGCGCGACATTAGGCCACCTCTTTCATTTCCAGCCCAAGGGCCTCGTAGTTCACGGTCAGATAGCCCGTTGCCGGGTCTGGTGCCACGGCATCCTGGAACCGCTCTTGCACCTCGTCGGCCATGACGCCGATGTAGCGCTTCTGTTGCGGGTCTGCGATGTACGCAAACTCGTACAGCCCCAGCCCGGTTGCCGGATCGACGCCCACCAGCATGACTTGATGCTTGAGTCGCGGGTCGGAAAACACCCCCAGCTTTGCAAGGCCAGCAGCCGCGCCACCAAGCCCGCCCAGCATCGATCCCATGCTTTCGCCTTGGTTGTTGCTGGCCCAATTCGTCTGCGCTTGCAGCACGTTGCCCAAGCCCTGCACGCCAATGCGCCGCCCGTCCATCGTGGTGCCGGCCCCTTGGTGCATCCCGGCCAGCAAAGCGCCGCCTGGGGCCATTTGGTTATTCATGGCGCTGTTGCCAGCGGTGGTGCTGGCCGAGTAAAACTGCGGCGCGCTCGACGCAAGGCCCGAGAACGTGTTGAGCACGTCACCTTTGCGGGCATAGGCACGATCAAGCGCTTGGTTGCGGCCCCGGTTTGCCGCCCCGGCCTTGGCCGATGCTGCGCCCAAATCCATCTCGTTTTGCATGGCGGCAAAGCGCCCGCTGTTCGGGTTCACACCCATGCGCGCCAAACTGCGCTGCGACTGCTGGCGCTGGTTGCTTACGTTCGCTGCCACATCGGCCATGCTGCGTGCGGCTTCTGCATCCATCTGCCGCTGCACCGACTCGGGCACGCGCCCTTCGGCAATGTCGCGCATGGCCTGCTGCAATGGCCGGCCTTCGTTCTGAAAGTTCTGGAAGTTGATGTTGCCCTGCTCGAACGCCTGATTCATAGTGCGCGTTTGCGCATCGATGATGGGCCGAGCGACTTCCATGTTCATCTCATACTGCCGCCGCGATTCGGCCAACTGCTCCCGGCCCAGCTCTGCGCCGATTTGTGCTGCTTCGCGCGAGGCATTGGCCACCGGTGTGTAATCGGGCGGCGGCGGTGAACTGCCACCGCCTAGCGACAGCACAAAAAACCGCTCAAAGTAGCGCGCAACCGGCGCCAGCGCAATGCGCAACAAGTCAAGCCACATGGCGATGCTCCTTCAAAAACTCGGCCAAGCGCTCTGGCACCATCACCGGCGCTGCAACTGCCAAAATCTGCGCGCCCCGGTCAACTCCGTTGAGTGCCCCAATCAAATAGGCTCCAACTTGCATGACAGCATAGCGCAAGTAGTGCGCCAGTTCGATCTGATGATCATCACCCGACGCCTGTATGATGTTCGCCGCTTGGTACGAAACCATCGACGCCAAAAACAGCGCCCGCAAATCAGCTTCAAACCTCCGGTAGCACGGATTGCCGGGCAAATACAGCAGCAACGTGGCAAGCAGGTGGTTCACGTTCACCGGCTTGTCGTTGTCGATCAGGTCATCCCAGGCATGGGCCACGTAGCACAGGTGCTCGTAAAGGTCGAGGGCGTCTTGGTCGCCATTGAACCATTCGAGCGGCGTCAGGATTGTGGGCGCAGTCATGCCGCCACTTTGCCATGCTTGGTACGAAAAACATGCGCGAATCCGTACCAAGCATGGCATCCTTCTCGAATCTGCTCACAACAAGGGTGCCCATGACTGTTTCCATCGACCTTGCCAAGGCACACAAATCCCGCGTGCATGGAGATTTGACCGTCATTTTTTCATGGCTCAACGACGAACGCGCTCTGTTTTTGGTGCCGCACATGCGCAAGGGTGCTCCGTGGTACATCGTTTGCGAATCTGCCGCACACACTTGGGACGACGAAGACGCCCGCAACATCCCGCAAGTGGCCGCCAAGGCCGCCAAAGCCTGCGAGGTGCTTGGAATCGACCCTTCGCCGTGGAACTGCCGGCGCGTAGCGGGCTTGATCATCGACAGCCTGCCCGAATTGATCCGAATGCCCGCTGCCCCGCCCACCGAATACCACCGCGCCAACTTCGGCTCGATGGTCATGCGCGCAGACGGCAAGGTTTTGGCCTCTGAGGATATTCGCGTAGAGCGCGAAGGGGCCGAATATGGCCGTGCTTGACACCCATACCAATCACCGGGGGCCGGGCGATCAGTTCATGGATGGCCTGCACACCAAGCGCAACGAGCTTGGCGTCACCGGCGCGCACCCGCTTGATGGCGAAGATGCCAAAAAAGAGCTGCGGCAGCTGCTGGCTTGGTACTACCACGAGAAAGACAAGCAAGCCGCCAACCGCCTTGAGCAGAGCATCGACGCCGATTTTTACGACTCGATCCAGTGGAACCCGGAAGACGCCCAGGTGCTCAAAGACCGTGGCCAAATGCCGCTGGTGTTCAACGAAATCGGCCCGATGGTGGACTGGATCATCGGCACCGAGCGCCGCACCCGAGTTGACTGGCGCGTCATGCCACGCGCCGAAGACGACGTGGAGATGGCCGACGTCAAAAGCAAGGTGCTCAAGTACGTGGCCGATCTAAACAGAGTGCAGTTCATGCGCTCACGGGCTTTTTCTGACGCGGTGAAAGCCGGTGTCGGCTGGATCGACGACGGCGTGAGCGACGACCCGACGCAAGACATTCTCTACTCGAAGTACGAAGACTGGCGCTGCGTGCTGTGGGACTCTGCCAGCTACGAGCCCGACTTGAGCGACGCCCGCTACATCTTTCGCTGGCGCTGGGTGGATGAAGACGTGGCGCTGATGATGTTCCCTGATCGCGCCGACTGCATCCGCCGCGCTATCGAGGATGGCCACCAGTCTGCCTACAACGACGGGCTGGGCGAAAGCGAGTTCATCCACGACGCACCCTTGCACGACCCCACCAGCGGCACCCTGCGCGCCACCGGCAGCGGTATCACCATCGACACCAAGCGCCGCCGCATCAAACTCATCGAGGCGCAGTACCGCAAGCCGGCCAAGGTCAAGATCGTGGCCGACGGCCCGCTCAAGGGCGCGTTTTTGTCCGATCACGACACCGCCCTGTTGTCAGCGGTGCAGCAAACCGACGCCACCGTCATCGAGAAAACGATGATGCGTATGCACATCGCCGTGCTCACCGACGCCCACTTGCTGTCCCTTGGCGCCAGCATCTACCGCCACAACCGTTTCAGCCTCACCCCGATCTGGTGCTACCGCCGTGGCCGTGATCGCCTGCCCTATGGCGTCATTCGCCGTGTGCGTGACGTGCAGCAGGACTTGAACAAGCGCGCCAGCAAAGCGCTTTGGATGCTCAACACCAACCAAGTCATTGCCGATGAAGGCGCGGTTGACGACTTCGACGTGTTGCGCGATGAGGTGGATCGGCCCGATGGCTTGATCATCAAGCGCGCCGGCAAAGAGCTGCAAATCCGCCGCGACACCGACGCCGCTACCGGCCAAATTCAGATGATGGCGCTGGATGCGCAGAGCATCCAGAAATCCGCTGGCGTCAGCCAAGAAAACCTAGGCCGCCCCACCAACGCCGTAAGCGGTGAGGCCATTCGTGCCCGGCAGATGCAAGGCGGCGTTGCCACCACCGAGCCCTTCGACAACCTGCGCCTTGCAGTCCAGATCAGCGGCGAAAAGCAGTTGAGCTTGATCGAGCAGTTCTACACCGAAGAAAAAGTGGTGCGCCTGACCGGCTCAAAAACCGCACTCGACTGGGTCAGCGTCAACGTGCCCGAGGTGCAGGCCGATGGAAGCGTGCGCTTCATCAACGACGTGACTTCCAGTATGGCCGATTTTTCTGTGTCCGAGGCCGACTACGCCGGCACCATGCGCCAGGTGATGTTCGAGGCGTTGAACCAGCTTGCCTCCCGCCTTCCACCCGAGGTGGCTTTGCGCTTGATGACCATCGCCATGGACTTCAGCGACTTGCCCAACAAAGACGAAGTGGCCGAGCAAATCCGCAAGCTCACCGGCGAGCGCGACCCAAGCAAGCCCATGACGCCCGAAGAAGAGCAGGCCGCTCAAGCCCAAGCGCAACAGCAAAGCGAAGCCATGGAAATGCAGCGCCAGCAAGCCATGGCCGCGCTCGAAGAACAACAAGCCCGCATCCGCGAGATCAATGCCCGCGCCGCCAAGCTTGAGATTGAAACCCAAGCCGCCATGCCAGCTCCAGACGCCGCCCCGGAAGAGCAAGCCGCCATGGCCGAACTGCAATCGGCACTTGCACAGGTACAGCAGCAAGCCGGCGCCGAGACTGACCGCTTGGCCGATCAACTGCGCCAAGCTCAGGCCGAACTGGCAAACCAAACCCTGCGCATCAACAAAGAGGCTGACATCAAGCTCGAAGTGGCGCGCATCGACGCCGATGCCAAGTTGAGGGTAGCCGAGATTCAGGCCGCCAGCAACCGGCAGATCGACGCCATCGAGCAACGCCTTGACCAGATCACGCAAGCGCTGGGCCAAATCCAGCAAACCCCATAACCCACCAGGAGCCCGTCATGTCCAATTCCACTCCCCGCCCTCGCATCGTGTCCATTCCCGAAAAGGAAGAATGGCGCGCAGCCGACGATTGCCGCGCGCTGATCGAGGCCGAAAAAATCAAGGCCGACCCCAAACGCCACGCGCTGGCCAAAGCCTACGCGCAAAAGAAAACGATGGAGCTGGCCGCCGTGGCCACCGCTGCCTAATCCCTTTTTTCAACCACCCTAGGAGAAGCGCGCATGAGTACACTCGACGCCGATGCACTGGCAACCCTGACCCCCGAAGAACGCGAGGCCATCGAATCTGATGAGTACAGCCCGGCAGAACGCGCCGCGCTGGAGAAAATCGCCAGCGACCCGGACGCACCCGATGCGACCGATGATGACGATGAAGAAGGCGAAGACGCTGATTCCAGCGCCGAAGCTGCGCCAGAACCCGCGCAAGCCCCTACTGCACCCGAGCCTGCCGCAGCCATTGAACCGCCTCCAGCGCCGCGCCCTGAGCCTGTTGCGGCCCGCTACGATGCCCCGCTGCCCAACGACTACGACGCGCAAATCACCGCGCTCAAAACCAAGGCCGAAGAACTGCGCCGCCAGTTCAAGGAAGGCGAAATCGACATCGACGAGCGCGACGACGAACTTGCCGCACTGGCCGAAGAGCGTGAAAAACTGCTGGTGCAGCGCACCAAGTCCGAGATCGCGCAAGAAATGGCCGCCCAAGCCGCCAATGCCGAATGGGCCAAGACCGTGCAGGCTTTCGTGGCCAAGGCGCGCGAGCAGGACGGGCTCGACTACCAAGCCGACCTAAGTAAAGTGGCCGACTTCGACCAGTTCTTTGCCGCGCTCAAGGGCAATCAAGCCCACGCCGGCAAGCCTGAGCAGTGGTACATGGATGAAGCCCACAAGCGCGTGCTGGCCCTGCATGGCATCACGCCCCGCAGCGTCCCAGCCGCCGAATCGGTTGCAGAAGCCAAGGCCCGCCGCAAGCCGCCCATTGACAATGCACCCAAAACGCTTGCCCAAGTGCCGGGCGCAGATGGGCCGGGCGACGTGAACGGTGAGTTTGCCGACCTCGATTCGCTCGACGGTGAGGCGCTCGAGGATGCCATTGGCAAAATGGCCCGCACCAACCCCGCCGCCCTTGCGCGGTACATGAAAGGCCGTTGATGGGCCAGCACCCGCGTGTTTCCGGCTTGGTCATGGACGTGCGCCAAGGCGACGTGCTGCTCTTGGGGCCAGACGTCAAGCTGCACGTGCTTGAGAAAAGCGGGCGCATCATGCGGGTGCGCATCGCCGCGCCGCTGGACATGAAAATCAGCAAAGCCGCCAGCCGGCCACTGGCACCAGAGCGCCCACAGCCTGCCTAGACAGCGCACGGGCGCGGTGCTATGCTGGCGCACCGTACATCATTGGAGGCCCAGCATGGACAACGTCTCGCCCATGTTTTTCTTTGGCGTGATCCTGCTGGGCTTTTACGCCCTCATCATCTACGCTGGCCGCGAGATCATCATGGTCATTTGGGCACTTATGGTCATGCTGTTCATCGGGGCCATGCTGGTGTCATTCGCCTACCAGTTCCTGCTCTGGCTGTTTTAGCTTGGCCATGGCCTCGTTGAAGCGCAGCATCTCCGCTGTGATGCGTTCGTTCATCGCCCGCACTTCCTCCCTCGATGCGCCGGCCTGAATCAACTCGCTGCGCTTGTTGCGCAAAGTGCGGATGCGCGTCTCTGTCGAATTGGCCGCCGTGATCAAGCGTGCCTCTGGCCGCGAATCGCGCAGCGCCCTTGCCTCATCCATGCGCCCAGCCTCGCGCAGCCCGCGAATCTCAGTCTCTAGCCGGTTCAACTCTTGCACGTGGCCCCGGAATGTCGCTGCTTTGGACGCCTGCTGGCGCGTGCTGCCAACGAACCTGCCCACCATCGGAATCCGGTGCGTGGCCACCTCGTCGCCGGTGACAATCGCCGTGCCGGTTTGCAAGGCGCGCTCAGCTTCGCGCCCCACGCCGCCCGTGATCTGCCCGAACAGGTACGAAAACTGGTCAGGGTTTGGCGAAATGCCCCCGGCCACAAACTCATTGCCGCCAGTTAGCCGGTTGATCGCCGCCGCCATCCAGCGCCAGAGCACCATCGTCTGATCGCTTGCCATTTCCGTGCCGGGTGTTGCCGGGTTCATGGATTTCTGCGCGATTTGCCGGCCCGTCCAGTCGCGGTTTTCTCCAAGCGCAACAAGCGGATCAATGGGTGTAGGCGCGATGGTCTGGATCGACAAACCCGAGTGCCCCAGCGGGTTAAATGCGTTGAGCATCAGCTCCATGACGTGCATGACGCGCTCTTCCGGGTCTTGGAAGCCGCCTAGCACGAACTCAGTAATTGAGCGTCCAATAGCCGGGATGACGTGATAACCCAAAGGCAGAGGCTGCGACCAGAAGCGCCCGTTGCCCAGCGGAATGATCAGGCTGCGGTCACGGATAAACTGCGGCGGGTCTTCGTCGTCGAACCCAGCAGCCGCCATCGCCAGCGCCTGCATCGCGCCCAGCAGCAACCCACCGTAAACCACCTTGCGGCCCCATGAGTTCAGCCGCAGCGATTTAGGCTTCCCCGGCTCCATTTGCGTGAGCGTTTCGCCCATGCGCGCCGTGCCTTGAATGGCAGAGTTGAAGAAGGCGTACAGCGCACCCGCTTGCAGCCCGACTTGGCCGCGCCGGTTGAAGTTGATGGTCAGGTTCTTGGCCAGCGACGCAGCGCGCTCTTTCGACTGGCCACGGTCAATTGCTGCTTGATAAGCAGCCAGACGGACGCCGTTTTCAATCGCCAAGTTGTAGTCGCTCAGCCAGTCCAAAACCCACACCATGCCGCGCTTGGCCGGCTTGAGCGGGCCTTCGAGGATGCCGCCCACGGTAATCGCCTTACCCCACCACTCTTGCGTCCACCAGTCCGGGTTCATCGTGGCGCGAATGTCGTGCGCCCGGTCTTCGCTGGTTTCGAACATGGCGCGGAAGCCCGTCGGGCCGCCGACTTTTTGGAACTCGTCCCAGCGGCCCGCCCAAATGCCATGCTGGTGCTTGCCTTTGCGCTCTTTGCGGGCCGACAGGTAAATGCCCGCAATCGCCGGCACGACGCCGCTCAGAATCTTGCCGCGGTCTTTTTCAATCGGCGTGCCGTCCACTTGAATCATCGCAGCCTTGATGTCGCGCAGCATGTTGAACGGCCCAAACACCGGGTTGTACTGCGTGTTGATCATCGCAAAGTACCGAGTCACGGATGCCATGATGCCCATCACGCCTTGCAGCGGATCGAGGTCTAGGCTTTTCATTGCCGCTGCCATGCGCTTGGCGCGCTCGTTCTTGGCGCTGAACACCACCGCGCGCTCGACGATCAGCCCGGTCTTGTTCTTGAACTTCACGACCACGGCATTGGGCCGCTCTTTCCAGCGCAGATCGGGTTTGTTGACCACCACGCCCAGCTTGTGATCGTACACGCGCTTGGTGGGCGCAGAATCCACCTGCCACCAGTCGGCGTTCGGGTTTGATTCGGCCAGCGCCACCAGCGACTGCCCCACGCGGTTTTTCTCGCCGCGCGTGATCGCCCGCTCGCGCTGCATCATGATGTTGGCGAAAATGTCCTTCACCTCCGCAGTTGATCCTGTGCGGCTCTGCGTTTCACGGCCACGGACGCCAAAGCCCTGCGCGATGCCCGGCGCAAAGCTGTCGTCATGCCCTTCGCGGAACAGCGGCACGTAGTTGGGAAACAGTTGCGCCCAGCTGTCCACCACGGCCTGCGTCTCAAGCTCATAGTCCACCAGCGTTTGCCGGGTCTGTTTGATGATCGCGTCGATCTTGGCCGCTGCCGACTCGAGGTGTTTGCGCTCTGCGGGCTTGAGGCTGGCCATGTGAGCTTGTGCCTCGGCGTTGGTCATGCCAGATCCGCCGTCCTGCAAGTCCGGCACGCCTGGGTTACGCTGTGCGATTACCGCATTGGCCTCGGGCGCATGGCGTGCTTGCATGAATCGCTCAATGGCCTTCATGGTCACGCCCGTGCGCCGCATGTCTTCAACCAGCGGGTTCAACTCGTCGTTGATGAAATCTTGGATGCGCTTTGCGACCCGCGAGTGGTACATTTCCTCGCGCAGATAGGTGTCCTTGGCGTCGTCAATAGCCCCGGACACCTCCTTGATCTGAGCCGTCACACGCTTGAGGTCAACGTGTCGGTCTTGGATTTTGTAAACGAAGTCGTCCCATTTGGCTTTTTCTGGCGCGCTCCATGCGGGGATGTTGCTGCCTAGGGTGGCAGGGCTGCGCGAGAACCGGATGTC